CCATGGCAAGTGGAGTTTGGGTATTTAAGCAACACACCCAATCAGATGGACATCTGAAGTGATGGCTCCCCCAGATGAATATCCTCGTAGTGCGAGGCACTCAGCGATGCCTCTATAGCCGTCTGTACGTCCGGTAAGCAGTGAAAAGCCCGATAAAAGCTAGTACGTGCCTCGGGAGTAATAGTCGTGACTACGGGTCGCAAGCCCTTAGCTAATTGCCGCATACCAGTTTCCTCCATCTCGGAGGCTTGGAGGGGTGTGCCGCAACGCCGCAAGACGCCATAATACTCTTGCAACACCGGCAGGCCGGTGCAAAGGGAAAGTCCGCAATCGCCCACAGCTGCCAAATATGACCGCGTGTAAGCTTCAGAAGGCAACTGATGCGTTATCGTCGCATCTTTCGACAAACAGGAGGGGAAGTTGCGCACCATGCGCCAGCGGGTGCCGTCAAACACGGGGTGGGTTTGACAGAACTCTACTTCCTCAAGAACATCAACCGGAGTCTCGACCTGCATGTCGAGGCCCAGGGTGGCATAAAAGGTAGGTAGTTGGGCCAACACTAGGTCGACCCACTGCCTCTCCACTATAAGCACAACATCGTCCCCATTCACGTAAGCCACCCGCTGATTGGGCGGGACCCCTAGTGAATTAAGGAAAGAGAAGAGGCTGCCGGCACTTATGAGACAGTTGCCGGATCCAGTGTTCATGTCACCTGAACACCTGCACCCGTCCCTGCACTCATACCGAACAACCCCATCCTCCGTCCAGACGACCCCTTTGGTTGAAACCTGCTGCTTGAGGTGTTTCGCTAGATCCTTCCGATCCGGCCCAAAGTAGTGCTGTAGCCATACGCCGTGCTCCCATTTCAAAAGAGCGCGCTTGATAGACTGGTCAAACCTATTGGCGTCTAGCCCGATTGCGACTGGGTCATGCAGTGACTCCCACCCATCCGCAAAGGCCTGACCAGCGTCAAACGCGTTCAGTCCCTTCATCACGACCGGGGTGGTTTGGCCACCCCCTTCCCTGTATACCGCAGCGATCTCTCCGTACAGGGTGTGCTCTAGGTGCTTCAAATAACGTCCTACCGCGACGTTGTATACGGGCGCGCGTGGTTGGATCAAGCGCGGAACCTGCCTCTTAGGTTTCC